TATTTGAGCTAATAAACTAACTCCAGCATTAAATGTTCTTGTGTTTACTTGGGGGTTTAATAGTTGTAAAATACCTTGTCTAAGTAAAAATTGACCTCCTTGAGGTGAACTATATAAAAATTTAGAAATTCTTACAATATCTAATTTTCTTCTATTTAGATTAGTTTGAAGTCCTCCTCTTAAAAATCCATCTACATGGCCTTTACCTCCATGATCATTTCTTCCTATAAATATAGGATCTGTTAATGACTGTAGTTCATCTGATGAAACATCACTAGCAAGTTCTACTCCCCCATCAGGAGATGAGTTTTTCCATTTTACTCTTTCTGTAAGGTGGAAATTTTTTTTATTGGGTAAATAAGTTATTCCCTTAGAGGGTCCTCCATGAGATATATTATACGCATTAGGGCTTACTAATAAATCGGTTAGCATGTTTTTTAGTTTTGTTAACTACAAAAACCACCTCCTGTTGTGCAAGGCCCCATTGATAGGTAAGGCCCACCAAACTGACCCAATGTTGGATTACTTTGTTGCCCTGAATGTTGTCCTAAAAGTGTAGGATCTAAATCTTGAAAATGAGCACTGCTTGGAGTAGCTGCATTTGACCCTATAGGTGAAGGAAGATAAGTTATTCCTGACAAACCACTTTGAACAGTTGTTGTTAATAGATCTATCATATGGTCACCTGAACCATTAATAAAAGGGCTATCATTTTGAAGGGTGTCATTAGCATAGTAATTTCCTTCTGATGGTGAATTATTACCATTAGGGGGTATACCTATTGCATCTCCTAAAATATTATGTTTATTTTTATCGTATAGGGATTTTTTAGCTAATAATCCTTGTGGTTGTAATTGTGCCATACTTAGTGGTTTTTAATTAATATTATTACTCGTTAATACATATATGCATTTTTTGTTTTTTGATAAAATATTACCCATATCTTTCACCATAATTTCTTCCTGAATTTTTATCATCAAAAGCTGTATAATTTTTTGTTACATTTCCTTCAAATGAATTAGTAGTTAATTTAGTTGAAACATTCACATTAATAGGAGTATCATTTGGATTCATTGGTGCTGTATTTGCTCCTCTGTCTGATAATTCTATACTGCCAGGAGCAAATCTACTCCCAAGATTTTGTTCACCATATATAGAATCATCTTTATTAATGTTTTGAAGACTCATTATAGCTTTTTCTGTGCTTTCCTCATTTACTAAATCACCTATTTTTTTACCTTTTAATGCTTGTCTATCACCTGTAAGGAGTTTAGATACCCAGCCAGGTATTTCCCAAGCTTCTAGTTTAGCCATCATATTTAATACTATATTTTTTAACATTCTCATTCCTTCATTCCATGCTTCTTGAACTGATAATTGTTCTAAATTTTGCATTAGTTCTTTTTTTCCTTCTCTTCTTGCTCTTTCTTTTAATTCATATAAGTTTTCTTCTCTCATAAGCATATTAGAAAGTTGATCTACATTCATACCTAAAGCTTGTGCTAAAGCATTTTGTTGTAAAACGTTCATTTGAGAAAATTCCCAAAAATCACCAGCATTATTTCTTATTTCATCCATATAAGTATCTAAATCACCCGTAAGTGATGCTAATCTGGCTCTTTCAAGGTTTAATTTTTTATTAAGGAATAATTCAGCTGTAATTTCTTTTTCTATAGAAGAATGAAAATCTAACATTTGTGCTGAATTACTTGCTACTTCCTGCATTGTTAGTCCTAGTAATTGGGCTTTAGCTACAGTTTTTCCCATTAAATCTAAATTATTACCAAATAGAGCTCTTATTCTTCCTGTTATTCTTCCTGTTTTTTCTAATACTGTTTTTATATCAACTCTAACACCAAATTCTGATTCTGTTTGCATTGCTCCTTCAGTAGCATCTTCTGCTAATGATTTTACAGATTTACTTCCTGCCATTGCTGCTTGTGCAAAACCCATAGCTGCTTGAGCTGTAAGTTTGGTTCTTTTCATTAGAACCGCCATATCTCCTATTATCTCTTTTCCAATAAATCTTGCTGAGGTTCCTAGATGTTTATTAAGAGTAGCTGCTGCTAAGCTTATCTCTTCATAAGTAATCCCGAATTTAGATACATCAGCTGCTATATTAACATAATGCTGTCTAACTTTTGAAGCCATCATTCCTGATACTCCTAAGTTTCTACCTAAAATAGCGGTTTCAGCATTAACTTGTAGCATCTTTTTGAATAGACTAGTTATAACACCAAACATTGCTAAAAATGGATTCATTTTTCCTATTTTACCTACAATACCTGTCAATTTTAACATTCCTTTTCCTATACTACCTGTTGCTATTTTAGATGCACGTAAAGAAGCAGAAGCTCCTTTCATACTTTTTGAAAAATTTGTAAAACCTTTTTTCCCAAACCAATTACCTATACCCTCTAAACTTTTAGATATATTATTATTACCTTTTTTTGCTGTATCTTCTGCTAATTTTAGGGCTTTTATTGAATCTTTGCCTTTCTTATTTATATTATCTAACTCCCATTTAAGAGCTTTTTTCTTTTTTTCTGATCCTTTTCCAGATAATGAACTGAGTTGTTTTTCTATACTAGCTCTTTTTTCATTATACTTTTTTAATTTTTTTTGATGTTCTTCTCTTACTTTAGCAACATCAGAAGCTGTCATTTCTCCTTTTATAACTTTATCCATTACATCTTTATTTTCATTTAAAGATTTTGTAACATCGTTAGATATATTTCGAAATTCATTGAAAGCCTCCGAAGCCATACCTGTTTGTTTGGCTATTTCTCTAATACTTTGTAAAGCATATTTAAAGGAGAATGAAAGATTCTCCATATTGGTGGTAAACTTCTCGGCGGATTTGCCTAATTCTTCTGAACTGTCTGCCATAATATAATTGTTTTATTATAAATATAGAAAAAAGAAAGGTATCTGCGATACCTTTTACTTTTTAAAATTATATGTAGATGAAGGTTTTATACCAGGCCCTTTCACTTTTCCTTGGGAGCTGGTTTTATGTTTATTTCTTTGCTTTTCAGCTTCTTGTTCTCTTTCATCTAAAAATTGATGGATCGCTCTTATATGAAGTTGGCGCATCCAAATGGGCATGTTGTAAACCTCAGAGTGTATGAAACCACCGCCGCCATGGTACACTAGATCGTGGATCTGTTGGAATACAACCTTTCTATAATTCGACGTCAGGCCAAAAAAAGTTAAGATTGATAGGTAAATCTACGCCTTCCTCAACGTACCCATCTTTAAATTCAACTTTTACTGAAGTATTTATACCTGGCTGTACTTCATTTATGTATTTTCTTAATGCCCTAGCATCTCTTGCTAAAAGATCAAATTCTATAAAATCTCTAACAGTTTTAGAATCATAATTACCATCTACAGATAAAATAGTATTTTTTAATCTAATAGTTCCTTCTGAAGGTTTTTTATTTAATTTTTGTTGACCTTCAATTTCTTTTTCAATTTTAAAATCATCAGATTGAGTTAGAAGTTTAAATGTAATATCAAGTTTTGATAATGGTAATTTAAAATCAAATTCATTTTTTCCTTCTGTTACTATATTTTCATCTAATTCTTTATCTGTAACTGTAGTTAAATCGATAGTACCTATAGATTCTATACCAGTATCAGGGTGGGTTCTTTTAACTTCATAATCTTTACCATATCCTAATACTCGCGCAGCAACCATAAGTGCATTTTTATCTCCTATTAATAATTCATCATAATCTATAGGAGTTACTATTAAGGATTGTAATAATTTATCAATTGCTACCCCATTTTTAATATAATTAGCATTAGTGAGAATATCTTCTTCACGAGCAGTCATATATTTCATTTCTACTTTTCCTGATTTTAAAGAAGAATCTTTTGGGTAAAGCAAACCTTTAGAGGGTAATGTAACTTCTTCAGCAGGGAATTGCGGTTTTTTATTCATAACGTTATTTAATATTAATTAATAAAACTAGTTCAGATATACATATATAAAAAATAAAAAAAGCGCTAAAATAAGCGCTTTTCTTTTTAAATATAAAAGATAAATTTTAGTAGTTTAGAATAGCATAATCCATTACAATTGTTAATCCAATATTTGCAGGTGTTTCTGAAGTCCAATCCATATCTCCAAAAGTAGCATTTGAAACAAAAGCTCCTTTTAAAATCCATTCTTCAACTACATCTCCAACAGGTCCTAATGTATGGATCCTTATATTTTTCTTGTAAAAATCAGAATAACCATCTCTACCCGTTACAGATTCATGTGATAATCTTACCCATTCCATTACGGCTTGTGCTCCTGATGGTGTTACGGGGTCATATAAATCAAGAGTAACATTATCCCAATTTGCTTTACCTTTAATTTTTCTTTTCACATTAATATGATCAAGAATTACTTCTCCAAAAGTAACACTAGGTCTAGATATCTTTTTTATTAAATATGCTGGTATTCCGTCAATCTCCATATAAAACCTATTTTGTAGTTTAGGTTCAAATGCAGTAAACATCATTTGGTGGGTTTCTAATATTGCCATCTTTTTTTTATTTTAAATATATTTTATTAATTTATTATAAATATATAATTTTTTAACTTTTTTGTGGTTTTATCCACCAAATGTTGCTCCTGTAGGCATTATATTAAAGTCTAATACAATGAATTCAGCAGTTCTAGTTGGTTGTAAATAAATTCCACCTACTAACTGGTTTCTATCAATTACATCTGGAGTATTATTTGTTTCATCCATTACTACTCTAAAGGCATATAATCCTTGTTGTTGTTGAACTGATTCTAAATAAGGATTAACTATATTTAAGAATCTATTTCTAGTTTGTAATGTATTTTGTTCAAATACTAAATATCTTGAAGAACTCGCAATAAATTTCTTAAGTGTAATTAATAATCTTCTTACGTTTATTCTATCTAATGCTGTTGATCTTTCTTGTAATGTTTTCTGACCCCAAATACATATATTATTACCAGGGAATGTTGCAATTGGGTTTATTTTAGCTTCATATAATTGATCTCTTTCAGCTTGATTTAGAGTCATTTTAGCTTGTGTTACATTACCTAAAACCCCTCTATTTAAACCTGCTGGAGCGAACCATTCAGCACCTATTCTATCTGAAGCTGCTATAGCTCCTGGAACTATTACTGATGGGGGTACAAATACATCTACTCCTAAAGCATCGTCATATACCATTACCCAAGGATAATAAACAGCTGCAAAATTACTATCTAATCCAGATACCGTATTGACAGCAGTATTAACTGTCGAATCAACATCTGTTAAATCCATTACATAAAACACATCTCCTCTTGTTTCACAGAAATTAATAGCTGCAGTATTAAGGGATTTATGATGTTCAGCAATTACTCCTGGTAATACTAACATATTAATATCATATTCATCTTGATTTGAAAGTATATCTAATGCTTTTTTATATGCAGTATATCCTGTTTTACCTGAATTTTCTAAATCAAATCCAAATACATTGGTAGAAGATATGTCAGCACCTACTTTTTTAGGAGTCCATGGTGCTAAACCATCATTTCCTCCTTGGAATGGTAATGTAAATTTGATTTGTGAGTTTCTTGGTCCATTTTGATATGTTGGGTCTAATGAAGCACTTAAAGCTCCTGTCCATAAACTTGAACTTGCATGTCCACGATAATAACCTACATTAAAGTCACCTGATACATTATTAGGTGCACTATCTGGTAAAGGTAATAAGAAATTATTACTATCTGGTTCTTTATCTTTAAATTTAAACCCTAAAAATCCTAAATTACTATAAGCAACTGGAGCTGTAAGGGAATTTTCTGTAGTTTGAAGTCCTTCATAGGATGCTGAAGGGAAACCAGGAATTGAAGCAGCTCCACCTCCGGGGCCTCTTCCAGTCCATGCTGTTTTTAAAATAGGATCTTTTATTGCTCTAAACCCTCTTGGAGATAATTTAGGAGAAACAGATCTAGCTTTAATGTCTTCAGGAACTTCTACCCTAACATACATATTTGTATTTGGATAAGTACCTTTTATTAATACTTTTAACTGATCTGCATCATATTCAGGGTATCTATCTCCTATTTTTTTACAAATATAATTAGAAGATTGTGGGTCTAAAGTACAATCATTAAATGTTACAAGTATATTAGGTGAATTATCGGTATCATCCCATTTTCTTAAAGTTACTGTAAATTTAGTATATTGTTGTTCTCCTTCTATATCTGCAGGTTCAACTACATTAGAAATAGAAACTTTAAACTGTCTAGCCATTTCAGATCCATGATCTATAGTATGAAGCCTAAATAAATCCTTTGTTGTTTTAGCTGCACTTTGGAATTGTGATGTAATCCAAGGAGTTGTTGCATAATTATATTTTTCAGTGCCTATTCCATCATCTTTAAACGCCATATTAAGAGACTGAGTTGCAGCAGTAATTCTTGATGCAGAACCTAATAAATATCCCTTACTAGTACCATATTGAGTACCTGCTCCATAACCATCTGCTAAACTACCAGTAGATAATAATTTACTTTGAAG